AGACTGGAAGCGCACAACCGCCTCGGTAATCATTGGGTGGAACACGCCAGACGCGCCGTTCCAAGGCTCTGTGCGCTCCTCGTACTGGAGACCGAGCAGCTTTAGTCCCTCTGTGTAGGCTTTCTCCCAGTCCTTGCGGGAGTTCTTGTCGTTCTCAATGTCCCCTGACAAGTCCCCGGCCAGGGTCTCCAGGGCAGATTGGTCCATCTCCTCGGCCAAGTTGTCATTGAACGTGTCGTCTTCTTCGTCGCCTGGGCGGATGGACAACTCCAAGTCCCCGGCGTGGATGTTGACTTCCTCGGGGTCGATGATCTCGATCTCCAGCGGCTCCTCTTGCTCTCCCAGTTCGTCGATGCCCTGGGGCTGTTGGTAAAGCGCTTTGTCGATATTGGTTGCCATGTCTGTCCTTAGTAATACGCCGCCTTACGGCGGAAGTAGATGGGGTCGTCTTTCTCGTCGGTGTTCAAACTGATGAACCCGCCCTGTCTGAACCGCAGCAACGCCTGGGAGGTCGTGTCCACGTAGTCATCGTTCTCGCCGTTGGGGAAGGACGCCACCTCCTCGATGACCTCCCTGGCCCAGCGTGTGTCTGGTGCCCAGACTGTACCTGAACTGAACAAGTCCGCAACCGCGTTTAGCCGCACAATTTTGTCGTTGCCCCTGGAGGGGTTGGTCTCTTGTACAGGTATGCCCATTCTGCGCAACTCTTGTATCAGTGGCGCTCCTGCGGCTTTCTTCTCCACGATGAAGGCATCTGGCTCCCACTCCTTGTAGTGCTTGAGTGCCGTGGCTTTCAACTCAGGAAACTGCATCCTGTCTTTAAACGCATCGAGCAGTATGACCTGCGCCGCGTCGTTCTCTTCCTCGTTGTAGAACACGCCCCAGGTTGTGCACGCCGAATAGTCGGCGCTGGTCTTGGCTTCAAACGCCGTGTCCCAGCTCTGGATGATGTACTCACAGGTGGGTGGGTCTTCTCCCTCCCAGATGCGCCAGTTCTTTCTGGAGATGATGGCCGCGTTGTCGCTGGTGGGCTGCTGCATGTACTGGGCGTTCCAGTACTGGGGGTCAATCGAGGCTTTGGCCGACTTCAACGCAGCCAGGGGCCACTGCTCTGGCCACAAGGACTTCTCGTCGTCCATGCCTTCGTTCAGTATGGCTGGCAACTCCACAATCTCCCATGCGGGTGCGTTGGGGTTCTTGGTCTGGTAGTCAATCAGCCGCCCAGTCAGGTCCAGTTTGCCCCAGCGGGTCATCACCACAATGATCCCACCCCCTGGCATCAAGCGCTGGAGGGGTCCAGTCTGGAACCAACTCCATGCCGTGTCAAACGCTAGACGACTGTTGGCTTTTACGTCTTGTTCCGAGTGAGGGTCATCCACAACAAACAGATCGGCACCCCGACCAGCCAGAGCACCACCGACGCCAGCAGCGTAATACTGACCCCCAGCGCTAGTACCCCATTTTCCAGCAGCTTTCTGGTCATCGGCAACAAGTGTTTGTGGAAAAAGCTCACGGTAGTCCTCGCTGTCGATCAAATTGCGGACCTTGCGGCCAAAGTCTTCGGACAAAGACGCGGTGTGCGTCCCCATGATGATCTTCTTATTAGGGTATTTACCTAGAAAGTACGCTGGGAACAGGTAAGAACTGAATTCTGACTTGCCCATACGGGGTGCGATGTTGATGATGACCCGGTTTTTGCGCCCTTCAATCACATCGGTGAAAATTTTGGCCAGTTTTCTGTGGTGTGGACCCACTTTGAACCCTGGATAGACCCGTTTGGCAAACGAAATCATGTCCTGGCGTGCTGCTGCCACCCCGTAGCGCTTCTCGCGCTCCTCCAACATGTCAAAAAGCTCCATCTTCTCCTTGAGAGACAGTGTTGGGAGCGCCTGCTGGATAGCAGCGATCTCAGTTGGGGAGAGCGTCAGGTCGTTGAGTTTCATCAGCCGCTGGTGTGTGAGTGCTAACTTCTATATCCTCGATCAATGCGGCGTCTGTGACGCCCATGAACCTGTTGAGCTTGTCTTTGATCTTCTGGTCGATCTCGTTGTCGGACAGGTCAGCCCGCTTAACCTCGATGCGTTCAGTAAACAGTCCAATCTCCGTGACCCGCCCGAGCATGTCCAGCGCCTTGAGCCTGATCCGAGCGTCGGGGTGGTTTGTTTCCTCCAGTATCTTGGCCACCGCCATGCCGCGCAGCTCTTTGGCTTGCTCGACAAACTCCCAGTCGTAGGCCGAGAGCATGGTGACCAGATGGCGCACAGCCTCTGGGGTTTTCAACTGGGTGAGTTGGTGTTTCGTTTCCGCAACAGGTTGTGCGGTGGCCAGCGCGGAGAACACTTTGCGTGCGGCGTTGGCTTGTGCTTGCTCGAGCGCCTTCTGGTCACTGGCCACCCCCATGCTCTCCAGCCACTCGGTGGTCTTGACCTGGGCGTTCAGGATTTCTTCTGGGGATGAGGCATCCAACCCACGAACGGCTTTGCGCTCGTAGGAATCTACGGGGGGAGAGAAATCTATTAAGTGATCCAACATACGCGCATAAGCCCTTGAACCTGCGATTGGTCTAATGTACACTCAATCCCGGTAAGTGTGCAAGCAGTTGCCATTTGGCCTACGGCCAATTAGCAAAAATGCTCATTTGCTTCTCCTCCGGGGGTTTGTGATTATCCCCCCTCTTCATCCCCTGACTGGCAACGGTCAGGGGACTTTTTCGTTTTGGGGGGTGTTGGCTGGTAGTTCCCCTTTTCCACTTGCGTGTGCCTACACGGCTCCTCATTTAAACCAAGCCTCTCCATTGGTCACCAACATGGGTAGTGTACCCCTTGTCAATCGTTGGACAAGAGTTTTGTGGAATTTTTTAAAAAATTTATGGGGGTAGTGGTTAAGTATTACAAAAGATTGATTTATGGCACAGAAACAGTGTTCAGTGCTGGGCGGCGTCAATCGTCCAATATGGGTTGGTGGGGGTACGGTGGGGTCTAAATAACTCGTTTTTTGGCTGAAATGGGTACTCTCGACCCCATTTGAATCGGGGTCACCGCACAATAGAGACAGCGATGGGGATTGGCCCTGTCGCAAGCTAGTCTTAAAGGAAAAACCATGTCAACGAAAACCACAGTTCACGCAGTTATCACCGCCGCTTTCGCATACGGCGAGGGCATCGCAACCCTCCGCACCGCCTTCAAGGGCAAAGCCCGTGATGCCGTCACCAAGGCGTTATTGCCCGAGGTGGCGAGCCATCCCAAGTACTTGGTGCCTCTGGTGGCCGGAGAGCGCAAAGCGGCGGGCACCAAGGTGCTCGACAAAACCCATGCGAATTACGAGGCGTGTCGCAAGGCGTTGCAACGCATCGTGAAGGAGGTGCTCGGAGAGCAAGGGTCGAGCAAAACCGAGGAGATGGAAATCCCCGAGGCGATTCTCAAGGCGGCGGCGCAACTGGCCAAGCTGTGCGCCGAGTACGAGGGTGCCCGCAAACTGGCGAGCACCGCCGTGGCTCACGCCTTTGCCAAGTAATCGGGGACACCTTGTCCCTGTTTCTTCCTGACGGCCTGCCCGAGAAGGTGCGCCGTTGTTTCTTTTCCTGTCCAACGGAGATTTACCCATGACACAAAACCAATTCCTTGCGCTTTGCAACGAGCACCTCATCGACCCAGGCGTAGCCCTTGAAAACCCAGCCATCGTTGAAGCCCTTGAAAACCGAGACGATGAAGCCGTGATAGCGGCACTCACAAACGACTTTTAAACAGGACACTCTCCCAGCCCATGCGTCTAGCGTGGGTTGTGGGGGCACTCTTGCCCGAACAACTAGGAGAATCATCATGCGTTCAACTCACTTCCCCCTCTTGAAAGACCGTGGCACCCTCAACCTGCCCACAGGCCGCTGGCTCGTCCAAGACTACTTCCCCCAGTACCCCAAGCGCGACTACCACATCGTGTCCGTGCAGAACCGAGACACCCTGCTCTCAATGTCCTTCGCGTCAGGCGATGCGTTCGAGTCCTGGCTTGAGGTCAACTGCCAGCCAGTGCAACTCCCCCTGCTGTGAAAGAAACGGGGACAAACTGTCCCTGTTTTTGTTAAATAGCAAAAAGTAATACTAAAAAGTTCGTATCACCTATTTAACAATATGGACACGAGCAAAGACACCTCCAAACCCGCATGGATACTGGCGTCAAGCCTTCCGGTGGCTATATATCTATATTTATATTTATATTTATATATAGGGGAGTGGGTATGTATGGGTTTGCCCCCGCTTCCACCTCTCTTCTTTTGTTTTTGTGGGCTTTGCTTTTTGCGAATACCAAAAACAACAGATACCTCGCCACCGGATGGCACAAACCCAGCACCCATGCGGCTTTCAGGGTGGCGAAGCTCGTGTCCAGATTGTTTAATAGGTGATACTTCCGGATACCAACTGACAAAACCATGATAAATAGAGTACACTTCAAGCCCCCCTCACACACGAAAGCACCCCAGCCATGTTCGAAAACAAAAACACACGCCTTGTGCGACTACCCCCGCGCCTGTTGTTGGCCGAAGCCAACCGCCTGACCAAAGGGGTGCCGTACCTGCAAGGCACGCTATTTAACGCAGTAATGCAGAAGAAGAAACTGGCCCGCAGTCAACGCAACAAGAAGGCAGCACACGCCAGATTGTGGAAACCTATCATAAATACCGCT